AAAGAGTTCATCGTTCTTTGTTCGCTGACCACGCTTCAGACAATCTTTTTTCATTACACCAATAATTGAAACTCGCAAGTTTTCTAACATAGAAATAAAAAGTTGCCTGTTATGAAGGTTTAGTGGTATTTTGTGCAACTCGTTTTCTAAAACATCAAACAAAAACTCGTGATAATCAACGAAACCAGCCTGAAACTTGCCTTTGCTTCGTTCTTCCAAATGGTAATTATAAACACGATACAAGTTCCATTTATCTTCAGTTTCATCATAAAAAACTAGATTATCAATCTCACTCATCGTCATCTTCTTTCTCCCCACAAAAGGGCTTCATCGGGATAACACGCTTCACTAGACACGCACAAAGTTTTGCTTTCATCTCAACATCTCCTTCAACTCTTTACGCAACTTCGCTCTCTGAGGCGGTATCAAACCACCGAACACACCCCAACGGTCATCAGTGTCCTCCAACACAATAACCATATCCAAACACTCTTGACGCACCGTGCAACCAGCGCAGATAGCCAGAGCCTCATCGTAACGATGATCATTAAAGCCAATGTGGTCAGGGAAGAACACACTCGCACTCATGCCACGACACGCAGCATCTTCTGACCAATGTTCACGATTCACTATAAAACTTCGCAATCAAATCATTTACCTCACCGAACTTCAACACGGCTTCACGCAAATTGTCCAACGATTCACGATCAGTGCCATCAAAGACCACAACCTTTCGGGCGCAATCAATCAACACACCAATCGCAAACTCGTAAGCCATCTGCAACTCTTCAGAAGGGTTGCTCATCAGATGATTTCTTCCTCATACCCATCAAATGTTTGATCAGATCAGAACCTTCTTTCGTTGTGAGCGTGTTCAAGTTTTCTTTACTGAACAAAGTTTTGATAATCGGTTTCACATCACCATCAGCAACTTCTTTGACCAGCGATGACACTAAACCTTTCTGCTTATCTGAAATCAGGCTGCCGATCTTGGCTGTGGGTTTCGGGGTGGTTGTGAAGGCTTGTTCAATTTGGGCATCATTGAGAGCATCTGAGATGCTGTTTTTTGGTTGAACATTCGCAGGGTGGGCGTTTTTTGATTGTTCAACCTGTTCTGCCATACGGGGTTGAACCGTAGAGATGCTTCCCACATTCCCTTTCACTTCCCAATCTTGTTTAGACCAAAGAGACAAACAAATACCGAACCGCATTGCAGCGTTCCGCAAGAAGTCCCCGACAAGTTCTTTATCAAGATCAGGTTTATCAGCACGCACCGAACCAACACCGACAAGCGATTTGCCAAGCAAAGTGAGTGTTGCCCACATTGTTGAGACACCGTTCGCTTCGTGTATCGCTGGTCTGCCATCAACCCAAGCAACAGGTTGCCAGTTCCACATCGGGTCAATCTCAATCAAGATGCGAGTGATTTCTGCGTGGCTGACATACGCCAGATTGATTCCGTTGCGTGGAATCGTTCCAACGATCCTCGGGTCTGGGGTGGCATATTGTTCCAGCACCGCTTTCAACATAACTGCTTCCGTTTCATTACTCATTACTTAACCTTCTTTCTGTGTGTTCTCATCACACGGTAGGGATTACCTTGCTTCTCATATTCTTTAACTAACTCTGGGTGTTCATTTTTTAATCGGGTAATATCAAACGACATTTTGCCTGCCTGCTGTTTCCAAGAAACAACTTGCACACCATTGACCAACCCGACCTCGTTGCCTTTCAACATTTGTGCAATCGCATCTTTGGCTTTTATTTCTAACTCTGTAGCCTGCTTGCTTTGCTGTCTCGCATCTTCTAAAGCAACCAACCAATCAACCACCACAACATCTAACTCAACACTGGTCGGTTCAACTTTATAGATTCGTGTAATGTCATCGGCGGAAAAATTGTTTAACTCCTCATCAGGCACAAAACCCTGATCAATCCAATCACCGAACACTTGTGCCTCTAACCGCAAAGCGTCAATCGCTACTTCGTTCTTCGGTAACGGAACAACACTTATTCTCAAGTCACGGTCAAGGACTGAGAACCAAACATTGGAACATTCAAGCACCGCCTGTTGCGCCCAACCTTGCCAAAGCCATTCATCAGGTAAATCGTTTTCATCATGAATTGAATAGCGTGTGGTTGTTTTTGCTTCAACGATGTATTCAGGCTGGATTGAATTATCAACACCATCAAGCGTCACGGTAAGCCTGCCATCACGATACATACAATCAGGCGTATAAATATCGTGATTCAAGAAATCTGCTGCTGCTTCAAGTAACGGCTTCTCAAGCAAGTTTCCACGCCGAAAGATCGCTGACTCTGCTTGTGGCTCTGGCTCATTCAACTTGTCTGCGAACAGTTCGCCTCTCGTCTTGTATGGCGAAGCGTTCATCAACGCAGGTATATCGGAAGCCCCAAACACGCAACAACCTTGATCGTCACGCCATCTTTCCATCAGCCATTCTTTACTGCCGTGTTTCGGTTTCGGTATTCGTTCCATCTCAGTCCTTCTTTCTTTGTTTGTTTATGTTGGTTTCATTGTGGCTCAGGGGTGTTACACAGTTGTTTGTGAACCATCAACCCCAGACCATTTCTTCTAACGCCCAGATTTCTTCAATGTCTGAGAACTTAATTTCGGTTAAACACAAGTTACCTTTGACCACATTCCAACATTCAATTACAAGGCTGTTTTCATTTATGTCTATGATCTCTCCGTCATAATCTTTTTCGCCGTTAATGGTTTTAATTAAGAAGTAATCAAAATCAATTATTTTTTTGATTGCTTCAATTTCTTTATTTTCTGATTTCATTTTGTCTCCTCTGTTGTTTGTTTTGTTATTGATTTACTGACCAATGTTTATGACCGCACTCGCAAATCAACACTGACGCTGGCATCGGTTTCAAGCAAGCACCACAACTGACAGTGCGCTTACGCCTGTCCTTGTGTTCTTTGTAGCCGTCATCATGTTCCCTCATGTAGTGCAACATATGGTCAGTAATGTTTTTGAACTGTTCACCGCATACTTGGCACTGGCAAGTTGGTTTTGTTTTCATAAGCCCTCCTCTTGAACTTTTAGTTTTTACGAGATTTTTAATATTTCGAATATGTTATCAAATTGTTTCAAGTAAATAATGTCTGATGGTTTCACTTTTTCTAACAACACCTCAAATGCTTCGTATGAATCTGAATGAGATATTTCGTAATTACCTGACGGAACTTGAATGGAATATGTTTTCATCTTGTCCTCCTCTTGAACTTGATGACCCTAGTTTACACAAACAACACCTTGATACCAACTCTTTGCAACCCGACACTGGATCGGGTTTTATAGGCAACACGAGGAGTTGCCCCAACATTCCTGAAAGGGCAACTCAACTCGTATGCGAAGCGGAGAAGGAGAACACTCCGCACAACTTTTCAGAATACTTGATTGCCTCTGACATATCCATCAGCGCACAACACTTTCATAGAACGAACCATCTCAACAGGCACAGCCAAAATATGATCACACTCGTCACCAGTCAAACTCTGCGCCAACACAATATGTCTTGGCTTCGCATCAGCCAACAAGAAACCGACACTCTCAACCACCGCAGGCTCAACATCAATATCGGCAACATCAATCCAAGTAGAAGCAACCGAATGAGCATCGTGCCAAACAATCAGCACAATCGTTCCCATAACTCACCAGCCTTCTTTCTTACGATCTAAACAAAACACTGGTGCTTGAATCGTAATGTTTCTTTCAGGTGTAACAATCGCCAACGCTTGTTGAGGTGGTTCGTGAGAAAAACCCATTATGAGGGAATATTCATCGGCTCCTTTTAAGCAGCCATTAACTATCATTGACGGTGTTGAAATGTATTGATGCCAATGACCAAGCCACAAAGTTTGAAACGATTTACCTGAAGCCATATATCGTGCTTGCTTCCTTGCTCTCATTCTCATAATTGGTGGATAGATTCCGCCGATACCACCACCGCCAGAAACTTGATCGCCGTGCGTTATCAGATGCCCGTAACCATAAATTTTGATTAGTGCGTCAGCCGATTCAGGAATATCAAAAGTAATGCGCTTGTCTGTTCTGAAGTTTCTTTCAACCATTTTCGCAAGCAGATAATCAAAGTTTGTTTTTACCCGTTGTTTCATTCGTGGTTTGCGTGTCGTGCGCCCGTGATTACCTACCACGCTCGTTACATAGCATTTGCCGAACTCGTCAGTGAGCAGCCCGATAGCAGCAGCAACCTGTTCAGACCAGAACAATAGTGAACCGATCATTGTGTCCTCGTTTGTGAGTGCAAGTTCTTCGTGAATATCGCCTGTAAAAATATCGCCACCCAAAATAACAACTACACCGTCATAAGTAACGCCCGACAAATAGTGGCGTGAAAGTTTGATCACATTCTGTGTCCACTTCTCTAATCGCATCACAGCGATCTCACGGTTGTAACAGTTCAAGCCTTCCATTTCTTCGGCGTTCACCACCTCGTCAAAGTGTGTATCACTCAACATCACCACGAGAGTTGCAGCAGATGATTTAGGTTTCTTCGGGGCAAGCCAAGAAGGAGGGTCAATGATTACCCCGTTCACCCGATCAACAATCGCCAGCGTCTTTTCTAACTCCTCAAGTCTCGTGGTCAGTCTGGCGTTCTGATTGTTGAGAGCATCACGCTGTTTGCGAATCCGAATCAAATCCGTATCAACATTTCCAATCTCGTCTTTAAGACTCATTATAAAAACCTCTATATCGGTTAATACATTTGCGCCCGATATCAAAGCCACGCTTCTTCAACACACGATAAATCGTTGTCGCTTGAATCGTGTGATCGTTAAGTGCGTCTAATAAATCTTTACGATCTTGCTCATCTAACTGTTCAAGAATAATGTCAATCTTCTTCGGTAATCCGCCTCTAACTGGTGGCGTATCACGGATTTCTTTTAAGAGTTTTCCCACTTGTCGTTCCTTCTGTGTGTTGATCTAAGTGTTTCTCTAACTTGTCATCTACTCTGCCAACCGATTTGAATATCATTCTCAACTGTTGCTGAACTATTGCGTGATCTTCGTTATTAACTCTCGCATTTTCTCTTGCTTCCTTTTTGAATAACTGCATTAAACCTACCA